GAGACAGAGGCAGCGGTAAAACCCGAGAAGAAAGCAAAGAAGTAGATGGCCGATCCTCGCGCCCTACAGTTATTGCTCGCCGAGATTAAACGGCGCAACCCTGACATTGGGCGCAAGGTTTATGATTTTGTCGATTATGCTTTTAAAAGACAGGCAGAGATACTGGCGGATATTGCTAGATTTCAGGCGTGGCTCTTTACTCGCCGCTTCGGTAAATCTACTACATTCGCTAAGAAGGCCTGTGGCGTTGCTGCTAACAATCCTAACTCTAAGGTTCTTTACCTCGCACTAACTCTCCCTTCCGCAAAAGGTATCCTTTGGGACGCCGTAGAGAATGAATTAAAATCTAAAAAAGTAGAATACAGGACTTACGAAAATGAGGGCGAGTTCTGGCTTGCTAATGGTGCGCTAATTAAGTTCTTCGGGGTTGATTCAAACTACAAAGAAATGAAGAAGATTCTGGGTCAAGCTTACGACCTAGTAGGCATTGATGAGTGTGGGTCTATGACCATTGATATGAGCATGCTCATTCTTCAAATGATCCTGGCAGCACTATCAGACAGGCAAGGCTCATTAGTTCTTTTAGGTACAGCAGAAAACATTCCAAGAACATTCTATGAAGACGTGTGCGAAGGTCGAGAGACCTCTTTGCCGTGGTCAATTCATAAAGGCTTAACTCAAGAATCTCCTTACACTGGCAAGCAGTTTCAGGCCGATATGGACATGATTCTCTCTAATAACCCACTCGCTAGAGATGCCTCATGGTTTAAGACCCATTGGCTTAATCAGTGGTGCGCCGATGATAATCTTTTAATTATTCACCATAACGAGAACATAAACGAAGTAGAGAAGCTGCCTGATTTAGAATGGATGTATGGGCTGGGGGTCGACTTAGGGTTCAATGATGCCACAAGCTTCACAGTCGGAGCGATTGCCAAGAATCATCCTTATTTCTATTTCGTTGAATCATTCAAAGCTCCAGGACTGGACTTTACTGGCACAGCTAAAATCATCAAACAACTTAATGACCAATATGGCTTCGTCTGGACTGAAGTGGACGGGGCAAATAAGCAAGGCGTTCAGGAGATGCAGAATAGGCATGATCTTGGTGTAAAGCTTAATAGTGCCGAGAAAACCGACAAGGCGACCTTTTTAAGACTCATGGGTGACGACTACAAAGAGGGAAGAGTTAAGGCCGTAAAAGGCAAGACAGAGCCTCTAGTGGCCGAGCAAAAGCAGCTCATGTGGGTCAAAGACTCAGACAAAGAAGACCCCAGATGTGAGAACCATTGTAATGACGGCGCACTATATATATGGCGAAAAATGAGAACATACTTTAAAGCAGAGGTTTCAGAATGGAAGACAGCGGATCAAAAAATGGAAGAAAGGTTTCTAGAAGAAGCCCAGGTGGAACTAGAAGAAAGGGAAGAGATGAGTCTCCTGTTCTAAAGGGTGCCTCTGAGCTTATTGAGTTTTTAAAGCTTAACAAGGTCGAGTACTACCGAAATGGAGATATTGAAATCAATCTAACCCCAGCTTCTTTTATCCCTCAAGATATTCCAGAGGTGACAAATCAAGAACAAGTTCCTAGCTCAGGGGATGAGTTAACGGATGAACTCTTATTCTATTCTGCGCCTGGGAGGCCACAATGACTTCTAATAAGGAAACAGTTGATGAGGTATTAAAGCGCCTCAAGGGTCTAATACTCGATCAGTCACAGCGCCAAGTAATGCTTGAGCGCCATTTCTATATGTATGGGCACTCAACACTTAATGCTTCTCCGATTGATTTTACTGGCGAAAGAGTGCGGGTCAATATTGTTCAGTCTTGTGCGGATACGCTCTTAAATAAGATTACTAAAAACCAGCCTCGAGCTACGTTTCTGACTGATGGCGGAGACTGGGATAAGCAGCAAGATGCCAAAAAGCGTGAAAAGTTCGTTTATGGTCAGTTTCATAGATCGGGAGTTTACAAAAAGACTCCAGTCGCAGCACTTCAGGCCCTTTGCTATGGTGACGGATACGTTAAGGTATACGCTCAAGGTAAAGAGGTTAAGGTTAGCCCTCGCTTAACCATGTCGATCATTGTGGACGAGAAAGAAACCCTTCACGGCGGAGACCCGAGAACATTCTTTGAGATTGGATACTCTGACAAGGATACGTTGTGCGAGCTTTATCCGAAGCATGCTGACGCCATTAAGAAGCTTCAGCCAGCGACTATGCCTTTCTATATGTCGGGAGCAGTTCAGCACAATCTAGTGGAAATGGTTGAGTACTGGAGGCTTCCTGTAACTGACGAGGTTCCAGGTACTCACATGATTATGGCCGGGAATATTGAACTTTTAAGAGAGGATCGCAAAAGCAAGCGCCCTCCTGTTAGAAAACTAAGCTTTGTTAAGAATCTCGTAGGCTACTATTCAAAAGGCGTGAGTGAGATCATTACTCCGTACCAAATTGAGGCGAATAGAACCCTTAAAAGAATCTCGGATGCCCTTCGCTTAGTAGCTAGTCCCAAGGTTCTTTATGAATACCAGTCCAAGATTGTAAAAGCTCATTTCAATAATGACGTGGGTGCTATGATTGGCTACATCGGGACTCCTCCTCAGTTTATTATGCCTCAAGCAGTAGGATCAGAACTTTTCTCTCATTTGGCATGGTGTATTCAGGCAGCTTATCAGGATGTAGGGATTTCTCAATTGTCGGCAAATTCAATGAAGCCGTCAGGGCTAAACTCTGGAAAAGCCCTAAGAGAATATAACGACATTGAAACAGAGAGATTCGCTGGCTTTGCTAAGGCATGGGAAGCGTTTCACGTTGAGATTGCTGAAGACTGTTTAGAAGTGGCCAAGGAGATCAGTAAAAAGCATGGCAAATACGCCATTCTCTCTCCAGACCCTAAAGGCTGCGAGCTTATCAACTTCTCTGAAATTGACACTGATAAGGATTCTTATATTATCCAGGTCTACCCAACCTCATCCCTTCCAAAAGACCCAGCAGGGCGCTTAGAGTACGTCACAGAGCTTATTGGCGGCCAGCTTGTAACTCCCGAAGAAGGGTTATCACTTTTAGACTTCCCTGATACGGAAAAGATCACAGCACTCAAGACCTCTGAGCTAGATGATATTATGGCCACAGTGGACTATATGCTCAAGAAAGACATGTATCTACCTCCTGAGCCATTCCAGAACCTAGAAATGGGTGTCCAGTTAATGAAAAAAGCCTATCTCAAATACAAGAATCAGGGATGCCCAGACGAGAAGCTAGATCTCTTGTTTAGATGGATTAATGATGCGCTTGTAATGCTCACACCTCCTGAAAATCCAGTAATGACTGGCGACGAACTGACTCCTCCGGCTGGTATGCCGGAAGAGGAGATGATGCCAGAAGAAGAGATGCCAATAGATCCAATGAGTGAAGTACCAATGGAAGAAGTTATTAACCAAGACGACCCGGCACAAATGCCACTAGTCTAATTCAAGGAGTCCTAATCTATGATGCAAGGAATTGCTTCACAGATTTTGAGCGAAACCCCGTCACAAACCCCGGCCACAGTTAGCGCCAACCCAGAATCTACAAACACTGAGAACCCTAATACTAACCCCGAGACCAAGACGGATGATTTCGATCATCGCTTTGGAGTGCTTGCCAAAATGGAGCGAAAGCTTAAAGAGCAAGAAGGGAACTTTAAAAACCGTTCAAAAGAATGGGAAGAAAAAGACAAGAAGTTTGCCGAAATGGAAGAGTTCTATCGTCTTATGGATGAGAACCCTCTCGAAGCAATTAAGCAGCGCAAAGGCTGGGGGCTTCAAGAGCTTAATGAGTACGCCGTTAAGAATAGCTCGGATGAAGACCTAGACCCGGTTGCCCAAATAACCAAGAACTATGAAACCAAGATGGCCGAACTAGAAGCTAAACTCATGAAAGACATGGAGGAGAAGATCCGCGCCAAGGAAGATGAGATTTCCGGCAAAGATCAAGAGCGCCAAGTAGTCGAGTTCAAATCAGGAATTAAGACATTTCTGGCCGAAAACAAAGATACTTATGAATTTATTCATGCCGAAGAAGGCGGAGCAGATGCAGTTTTCGAGCTTATTTACGAAGATATTCAGCTTCAACTTAAAAATGAAGTCCCTCAAGATCAGTTAAAGACTATGGATATAAAGGAAGCTGCTGAAAAAATAGAGAGTTTTCTTGACAAGCAGTACAGCAAGTTCCTAGGTCTGAAAAAGGTACAGTCAAGATTTCAAAATAGTGACGAAGATAGATTTGCTAAATTCGCTACTAAGTCAGATCCCACAACTTTAGATTCTAGCTTTTCGCCTCAGTCAAAGTCGATGGATTCGTTATCCGCACAGGAAAGAAAGCAAGCCGCGATTGATTTTATCAAGTCGCAAAAAACTTAACTTTTACTAAGGATGACAAATGTCAACAACTGCTAACTCACAAAACTTATCGGCCCTTTACAAGATTCTCTATCCTCAAGGACATGTTCCTGATGAGACTTACCAAGATTTTCCTGCTCTTGCTCTTTTGAGCCGTGATGAGAACTTCTACGGAAGCTCTGCATACGTTCCTCTTAAGTACAGCAACGGGAACAAGCGTTCTTCTAGTTTTGCTAAGGCCCAAAGTAACTCAAGCCCTACTGCAAACATCGGTTTTACAGTAACTCGTAAAGCAGATTACGCTGTGGCTTACATCGATCACGAATCAATGGAAGCTTCTGAGAAAGACGAGGGTGCATTTGTAGACATTTTCAAGCATGAAGTTGATTCAGCTATGAAGTCTTCAGTTATTTCTGAGGCTCAATCATTTGCTGGAGACGGTTCGGGGTCAATTGGAACAATCGGGGCTATCTCTGGTTCGACAATTACTCTTGCTGACATTGAGCAAATTGTTAACTTCGAAGTAGGAAATACTCTAGTGGGCGGCGTAGCTGCTGCTGGTGCTCCTAAAGCTGGTGGTCTAACTGTTATCGGTGTAAATCGCAAAACAGGTGTTATCACTTGTTCAGCGCCTATTTTAACAGGTATTCCAACTGCAATCGTTGGAGACGTTCTTGCAATTGACGGAGATTGGGCAAATAAGCCTTCTGGTTTTTCTGCTTGGATTCCTGAAGTTGACCCTACTGCAACTGCCTTTTTTGGCGTTGATAGAACTCCAGATATTACTCGCCTTTCAGGTCTTCGTGATGATTACTCAGCACTTCCTTTAGAAGAAGCTGTGGTTAAAGTTA